TTGTCCAACCGCTATGCCACCATCATCACCGACGATGACGGCCGCGAGGTCGTCAGCGCCATTGGCGTGTTCGAGGGCGCTGCCCCGCAGGCGCGCATCGGCCGTATCGAGCCGGTCGTGCCGGGCGTGCTGATCGGCATGGTTCGCGGTGGTCCTGTCGATGCCATCGGCGGCTTCGGCTTTCCGCGCGGCGCGCACGACGCAAGGGCGATCGCCAGGGCAAGCCTGAAAGCCGCGTCTGCCGAAAAGCGCCACGCGCCAGCCGGTGCCGCCCGCAAGGCCGCCCCAAAACGGTCAGGGCCAAAATCGGCACGGCGCAAGTCCGGCAAGATCAAGTCCGGCAAGATCAAGCGGGCAAGGCCGGCAAAGCAGGCGAAGCAGGCAGCGACCGCCGAGCCCGCCGGGATCTCGGATCATGGCTGACCGGACGGCGCCGCGTTCTCGTCCTGGCCGCAAGGCGACTGCCGCCGCTGCCAAGCCGAAGCGGACGAAGAAGACGCTTGGCGATGATTTCCTCGACGCGGTGCGCGCCGACTTCCGCGCCCATGGCGCCGGCGTCATTGCCGCGGTCCGGGCCGACAAGCCCGACCAGTATCTGAAGATCGTGCAATCGGTGCTGCCCAAGGATCTGGCCAAGGATTTGCATGTTTCATCTGACCTGGAAGCCCTGAGCGATGACGAGATCCGCCGCCGCATCCGCGGCCTCGAAGCCGTCCTCGGGCCGTTTGGCGACCAGCCTGAAGGCGCGCCGCCACTATCTGGCGCTGCTGCAGGAGCTGGACCGCAGGCGCAGGACTAACCAGCTTGCCGCCTACCGGCCTTATCCCAGGCAGGCGCAGTTTCACGCCGCCGGCGCGCAGAACCGGGAACGTCTGTTCATGGCCGGCAACCAGCTCGGCAAGACCAGGGCCGGCGGCGCCGAATGGGCCATGCATCTCACCGGCCGCTACCCCGCGTGGTGGCAGGGCAAGACCTTCGACACCCCCGTCAGGCTATGGGCTGCCGGCGTGACGGGCGAGGGCACGCGCGACAACCCGCAGCGCGTGCTGGTCGGCCCGCCGCAGCAGCAGGCGGCATGGGGCACCGGCATGATCCCGGCCAACGCCATCCTGCACACGACCATGGGCCGCGGCGCCCCGGGCGCGCTCGACAGCATCGTGGTGCGCTGGGGCGGCGGCGGCGATGTCCAGGCCGATGAATCGGTGCTGTCGTTCAAGTCCTATGAGAAAGGCCGCGAAAAGTGGCAGGGCGAAACCCTGCACGGCGTCTGGTTCGACGAGGAGCCGCCGCTCGATATCTATTCCGAAGGCCTGGCCCGCACCAACGCCACCGGCGGCATCACCATCGTGACGTTCACGCCGCTGCTGGGCATGAGCGACGTGGTGCTGCGGTTCTTGACGGGTGAGGTGCGCGCTCTTCCTTCCCCCCTTGTGGGAGAAGGTGGATCGGCGCGATAGCGCCGAGACGGATGAGGGGTGTTCCAGCGGAGTGAGGCGTCGGCGTTCCCTGGAACACCCCTCATCCGTCACCTTCGGCGACACCTTCTCCCACAAGGGGAGAAGGGAAGACCCGCCGCGCTCCGGCCCAAAAATATCGTGCGCGAACAAAGCCATATCACGGCATCCCGAATCAATCCGGCAGGCCCCATGACCCGTCACGTCACCTTCATGACCATCGATGACGCCGAACATTATTCGCCGGACGAGCGAGCCGCGATCATTGCCGCCTATCCCGAGCATGAGCGCGAGGCGCGGGCGCGCGGCGTTCCGGTGCTGGGCTCCGGCCGCATCTTTCCGATTGCCGAGGAGCTGATTGCCTGCGAGCCGTTCCGGCTGCCGCGCTACTGGCCGCGGATCGGCGCCCTCGATTTCGGCTGGGACCATCCGTCGGCCGCGGTCGAGCTGGCCTGGGATACGGAGGCCGATGTCGTCTATATCTCCAAGGCGGCGCGGGCCTCGCAGCAGACGCCGGCCATGCAGGTGCTGGCCCTGAAGCCGTGGGGCGAGTGGCTGCCCTGGGCCTGGCCGCGCGACGGCCGCCGCGAGACGCTGGAAGGGGCGGGCACCGCACTTGCCAGACAATATTCCGCGCATGGGCTGAACATGCTGTCGGGCCACGCCCGCTTCGCCGACGGCTCGGTCTCGGTCGAGGCCGGGCTGATGGAGATGCTCGACCGCATGCAATCCGGCCGCTTCAAGGTGTTTTCGACGCTGCTGCCCTGGTTCGAGGAATTCAGGCTTTTTCACCGAAAGGACGGCAAGGTGGTGAAACTGCGCGACGATTTGATGGCTGCGACGCGATACGGCGTGATGATGCTGCGGGAAGCGGTGGTTGATCCCGCGGAGTTCAAGAGCGCGAGGCGGACGACCGGGCAGAGTGATCCGCTGGGGGCGTTTCGGTGAGGGGCACGCGCCCTCGATCTTTACCAAGAGTCTTCGATCCGACAAAGCCCGCGAGGCGGGCGGGCGAACGCGTGTGGCCCGGCCCTGCTGTGGTCGCCAGCGCTGCGCGCCTTTGTTCAAAGCCAGGGAGCAGCCAACGATGGTACACATCATCCCACTCTCCGTTGGTCGGCGACGGCTCGATACGGGGAACGCAGTGCAGTATTCGCAAGGGTCGCCCATCGGCGGCGCCATGCAGGGTTTTGGCGACGAGCTTTCCGCACTGGCCGAGCACTACCGGAAGATGACAGAGCGACAGGAGGCCGTCGACGCCGAGATCGCACGCCGCCAATTCAACGGCCGGATCGCGTTGGCCGAAGACGAGGTGGCGGCGAAGGCGCCGGCCGACGGCGCGGGCATGCACGAGGCCATGTACGGCCAGCTGGACCCGTATGACGGCCGAGCGGTGAAGCCCGGTCTGTTCGACAAGATGTTCGGCGAGGTCTTGCCGAGCATGCCCGAAAGCCAACGCGCCAACTTTGCCAAGCAGAAGGAGGCGATGCGCATGGCAGGCGCGGTGCGCATGGCGCAGCGGCAGCTCCAGCGGCGCAAGGATTATGAACAGAACCAATGGTCCGGGGGTCCAGCGCGCCGAGCTTGACGCCATCGCTCAAAGCAATCCCAACGACACTGTGGCTTTTAACGCCGCTCGCCGGCTCGGCCTCGATGTTCTCGACAAGATGGGCCTCGACCCGCAGGGCAAGTTGCAGGCCGAAGCCGCGTGGCGGGATAGCACGGCAAAGACACGGATTGAGGCTCTGATAACTCAGAACCCGAAAAGGGCCCTCAATCTGCTCGTGCCGACAGCGTTTACCACTCAGGAAAGCAATCAGCCGGAGCAGGGGATGGATGATATCATCACCGACTCTGTTGCCGGAACGGATAGTTCTGACGAGTCAACCGAAAAAGGTGACCGCGTTCGCCGACTCACGTCGAATGAACGGATAAGGCGGGCATTTCAGGACGATCTTCCGATCGATACGTTGCTTGCCGAGCTTTCGCCTGGTTCCTATGACGATGTTGTTCGCAAGGCGCGCACCGCGGATGCGGCAAGTCTCATCGGCACCCATGCCGATCTCGACATCGCTTCTCAAAACGCGCGGGCAGCCATAATCAACATGACACCCTATTCCGGCACAAGACATGACGATACCGAGTTTACTTCTGTCTTTGGTGCCGAAGAGGGCGGCAAACGATCCAGAGCTTTCAATTGGAGAGCGGATGTCAGCCCATATCTTGCCGATATGCGAGTCATGCCGACAAGTCAGATCGATGCGTCAATCTTTGCCGCAAAACCCCTCCCGAACCGCTTCTCGCAGGAGGAAGATCCCGAACTGTATAGGATGGATCAGGCGCGCTTCGAAAAAAGATCAGAAGCGCTATGAATTGAACGCGGACGCTGCAGCTTTCATCATACAACAGCGGCAGATCGACCCGGCGGCTTACGTGCGCAAGGTGATCCCGGCCGTCGATACAGCCTTCAAAAACTTGTCGACACCAGAGGACTTGCAAGCCGCGGTCGCGCTATCATTTGCCGCTCAGCGTCAATTGGGTATCGCGAAGCCTCAGCCGCTGCCCCTATCCGACGCTGAAGGTTTGATCAAAGCGCGGAATGATACCCCTGATCCGGATGAAGCCGAGCGCAAGGCGCTTGAAGCAATAATTGATCAGAAATCGCGCAAAGCGCTGGCCACGCAGCTGGATAATATCAAGGCGGCACAATCAGATGCGCTGGCAGCGTCTGACGGCGATCCGGATGCGGATGGGTTTGACGATGCCGGTTCCGAGTGTCCATCAAATGAAAAATTCGCGAAGTCAATCGATCTATCTCCGGCAGACATTCTTCGATTAAAGAAAAACAGTTGCGACGGAATACTATCCTAAGAGCGACGAAATCGAGGCTAAAGCAGTTATCGACGCGGTTCTAAATCGGCTGGCTTCCCAGCATTGGGGCTACAGCATTGAAAGCGTAGTAAACAGCAAGGATCAATTCTCAGACGTTAATGGTCTGACCTCCAGGTCTAAGCATAATCGATCCGACATCGATCAAGTACCCATCGGCGACCCACGTTTTCCTAAAGCATCGAGGATAGTTGACGAATGCCTAATGCAGCGTGCATCAGGCGAGCCGTCATCGGTTGATGATAATCTTAGCTATGGTAATCCAGATCATGCAGACGAATCTGGTCTTAAGTGGTTACTGAAATTAAAAATGAAGCGTGGTCTTCATTTGCATGGTACGCCTCCCTATTTGCTGCGGTTCCTTCCGGGAAAATTTGGTATCAACAGAGGACTACTATTCAGCTTGGCCGCAAAATAGATCGATATCGGTGCCGCTCAGAAAGGGTCACCTCTTTATTAGGCGGTGTCCTTTATTGTGAAAACAATCATCATCCGTTCAGCTACGGCGCGCAGCCAACATCAACAAAATTTAGTAGTGGTTCGACGCCTTCATCGTCCCGAACGGTATAGAATGCATCTGGGTAAGTTTCAGCGGGCCTCCAATTGAAGTTCTTGACTGTATCCGGACCTACCGCAAACATATAGGAAGGCATCGGACCACTGATAAATCCGTGGTCGCCCTCTTTCGTCACCAGCTCCGCCGCCGTGGCCGGCTGCAAAAGCTTCTTATCCGCCGTGAAGGCGGCTTTACCGGAACCCTGTCGGATGACGGTCACGACAATCCCCGACTCGAGTTCCTTGAAGAGCACGCCCTTTGGGCAGCTTTGCCACAGAGTGTCCGTCTTATCCACGTCGTCCGACTGAGCCGCGCCAAATGGCAACGCAAACACCGCCATCGCGGCGAGAATGAGCGATCGCAACGATACCTCCTATGGTTGTATTTCGAATGTTATAGCACTGTTATGGTTGTGGCAAGCGCTGCGAAAGCATCGACGTCATCTTCCGACGCCTTTGATGGCAGGATTCCGAGGGTCTTCGCAACGCTGCCTCGCGCGGGATGGGATATCCATGGCCGTCCGCATCATTCCCGCCACGCTGCGCGATCTCTCCTACATCGCCGCCAATCTGCGTGCCGAGGACCGGGCCGAGATCGACTGCCAGCTTGACCATTGGTCGCCGGCCCTGCTGGCGGTCACCGCGCTGCAGGGCTTTGCCTATGTTGCCGAGCTAGACGGCAATCCGGAGGCCGGCTTCGGCGCTGCCGAACAGCGCGGCGGACTGTGGATCGCCTGGAGCTGGGGCACGCGCCGCATGAAGCGCTGCGTGCCTGGCATCACCGGCCACTTCCATGCGGTGCTTGGGCCGAAGGTTGCGGCGCGGGGCGCATGGCGGGTCGAGGCGCGGGCGCTCGCCGCCAACGAACTGGCTCTGCGCTGGCTCGGCCGGCTCGGCGCCACCCAACGCTGCCGGTTGCCTGGATATGGCCGCAACGGCGAAGACTTTTTCCTTTACGACTGGACAAGAGAAGGCTGGAACCATGTGTCTCTTTCAAAAGCCGCCGGCGCTGAAGCCGCTGCCACCGACCCCGACCATTGAAGACAAGGACGTGCAGGCGCGCGAGGCCGCCCTGCGGACTGAACTCGAACAGCGCCAGGGCACGGCGGCGACGGTGAAAACCGACCTCGCGCCCGGCGACCTCACCGGCCAGCGCCGCGTTCTGCTGGGGGTATGACCATGACCGCGATGAAGCGCAGTTTCAGCAAGCGCGTGCTGGCGTGGTGGTACTGGCGACGGCATGCCAGGCTGGTGAAGCGGAGGTGACGCATCTTACCCTCCCCCTTGTGGGGAGGGTCGTAGGCTGAGCCGCACGGTACGTGCGGTTCAGCCTGCGGGGTGGGGTCTGCGCTGCACCCCACCCCGTCTCCCTCGCTTTGCTTTGCAAAGCGAACTCGCCGACCCTCCCCACAAGGGGAGGGTGTAGCAATTCGTCATCTCTCAGCGGCTTGACAATCGCTCCTCAGGCGCCATGCTGCAGTGCAACATGGCTAGCTACGAAACCAGCGTCATCAAGTCGTCGCGCATCGAATGCCTGGACGGGCTTCGCGCGCTTGCGGCGATCTGGGTGCTGGTCGGGCACTGCATGCTTTTGACCGGCTGGCAAATTCCGATCGTCGGCGAGCCGGATCTCGGCGTCGACCTGTTCATCATGCTGTCCGGCTTCCTGATGGTGTTCCACTATCAGCTGCGCCAGGAAAAGGAGCCTTGGCAAAGACCGGAAACCTGGCTGAAATTCTGGACGCGCCGCTATTTCAGGATCGCGCCGCTGTTCTATGTCATGCTTTTCCTGGCGCTGGCGCTTGGCCCCTATCTCTACGATTGCAGGATCATCATCGACGGTTTCCTCTCCAGATCGCACCAGGCGCCGGAACGCTACCTCGACGGCAGCCTGAAAAACATCGTCGCTCATCTCACCTTCCTGTTTGGGCTGGTGCCGAACCTCGCCTATCGCACGCCGCTGCCTGACTGGAGCCTGGGGCTGGAGATGCAGTTCTATGCCGTGTTCCCGGCCGTCATGCTGCTGGTGCGCAGGCTGGACTGGATCAGGAGCGCCCTTGTGGTCGCGGCGGCCGGCTGCGTCATCGTGTTTGCGATGCGGCTGTTGTCGATCCATTTTCCGATGCCGTCCTTTCTGCCGCTGAAGATGCAGATATTCCTGTGCGGGATGCTGCTGGCCGGAGTCGTGCATCAGAGCCAGCCGCGATCTATCCTGTACTTGGCACTGGCGCTGCTGCTGGCGGCGCTGCCCTTTGGCGGGGACCAGGGGCTGGGCAAGCTTCTGGTGCGCGAAGCGCTGGTGGCGGGCTTCTTTGCCCTGGTTCTCTACCGCATGCTGCCTGGAAGGGCGGGAACGCTGGCGCGAGCGATCGCCGTGACGCTCAGCAACCGGTTCTTCCACCTGATGGGCGAGCTTTCCTTTAGCATCTACCTGATCCATCTGCTGGTGCTGCAGCCCGTCGCGGCGTTCGTCATCAGTGAGTTCGGCCACGAATTGTCGGCGCCGCTGCGCTTCGCCATCGTCGTTGCCGTTGTGCTGCCGACGGTGACGTTGCTGTCCTGGATCACCTACACTCTGATCGAGGTCCCCGGCCAGAAGGCGGGCCGCTTCGTCGTCCAGCGCTTTGGCCGGAAAACTGCGCCGGTGCTCGAGGGCATCAAGCGCAGCGCGTAGTCGGCTGAAGCTGCCGATCTCCCCCCTCGAGGGGGAGCTGTCGCAGAAGGCGACAGAGGGGGTCGGTGCGACCGGACGCGACCTCCCAACACCGACAGATGACGCTAGCGCTCTACGCGCGGCGACCCCCTCTGGCCTGCCGGCCATCTCCCGCTCAAGTGGGGAGAAGCGCCGCTTCGCCGTCCATTCACATCCTACCCAGCGAGCCCCTCATGACCGATTCCCGTGCCCGCGATATCCTGTCCCGCCAATCCGAGCTCGAGACCGAGCGCTCTCAGTACGAGGCGGTGTGGGAGCAGGTGGCGGAATTTTGCGATCCCGATGCGCCCGATGTCTGGAGCGGCCGCAGGAGCGGCGGACCGGATTCGCAGGCCGAGCGGCAGGAGCGGCGCGGTGCCCGCGTCTATGCCAACACCATCAACTCGGCCGCCAACCGGCTGGCGGCGGGGCTCGAAAGCCTGATCATCCCGCAGTCGGAGAAATGGCATGGGCTGACCACCGCAGAAATGAACGACGAGGAGACCGACGAGGAGAAGGAATGGGCGGAGGGCTTGCGCGACTTCCTGTTTGCGCTGCGCTATTCCGCCAACTCCAACTTCGTGCCGGCCACGCAAGCCTGCCTGCGCAATGTCGTGCGCTATGGCCCGGCCTATCTCTATGCCGAGGAAGGCTTTGGCGGCACGCTGATCCGCTATGCCTCGATCCCCGTGGTCGAGGGTTATCTCGCCCGCAACCGCTGGGGCCAGGTCGACATTTTCCATCGTCGCTACGAGCGCACGGCAAGACAGGCGGCGCAGCTGCTCGGCTACGAAAAAATGCCGGCGCGGATCAAGATGCTGGTCGACGATCCCGCCAAATGCGAGACGAAAATCTTGCTGATCCAGTGCATCCAGCCGCGCGACGAGCGCAAGATGTACCGGCTTGCCGGCGACTATCAGTATCTCGACACGGCATTCGCCTCCTATCACGTCATCGAGGACGAGGAGGAGATTGTCAGGGAAAGCGGGTTTCGGTCCTTCCCGGTGTCGACCTTCAACTGGCGCCGCTATGAGGGCGACCCCTATGGCATTTCGCCGACCATCGAAGCGCTGACGACGGTGCGCGAGGAGAACGCGGTACGCCGCTCCGGCCTGCGCGCGCTGCAGCAGATCACCGATCCGGCCACCGCCTCGAAAGCCAGGCTCGACTATGTCCCGGTGCTCAACCCCGGCGAGAATTATCCCGGCCTCATCGACGACAATGGAAGGCCGCTGATCCAGCCGATCGCGACCGGGCAGAACCCGACCTATGCCTTCAACTATGCGGCGAGCCGGGCGGAGGAAATCCGCGACATGATGTTCGTCAACCTGTTCCAGACGCTGGTGCAGAACCCGCAGATGACGGCGACCGAAGCCTTGATCCGCCAAGAGGAGAAGGGCGCGCTGCTCGGCCCCTCGGGCTCGATCATCCAGGCCGGCTTTGCCAGCAATCTCGACCGCGAACTAGGCATTCTGGAAGACAAGGGCCTTTATGACGAGGACAGCCGCTTCGCGCCGCCGGAAAGCCTCGCCGGCAAGTCGGTACGGCCGACCTTCACCGGCCCGCTCGATGTGCTGCGCCGCTCGGCCGAGGCGCGCGACACCATCCAGGTGGTGACGACGGCCATGCAGATGGCGCAGTTCGATCCCGGCATCATGGACAATATCGACGGCGACGAAGCGCTGAAGATCGTGCAGAGCGCCGGCCGCAGCCCGCAGCGCATCTTTCGCCGCAAGGAGGAGGTGGAAGGTCTGCGTGGAGCAAGAGCACAGGCCCAACAAGCCCAGGCCGGCATGGCGGCGATCGCCTCCGCCGGCAAGGTCGCCAAGGACGCGGTGCCGGCAGCGGTGCAGGCGCGCGACAGCGGGTTACTCGATGCATTGATGCTGCAGGCGGGCGGCGGCGGAGAGGCGACGGCCGGATCGGCCGCGCCGGGCGCCGGCGGGCAAGCGACGGCCGTGCCGGCCGCGCGGGAGCAGGGAGCATGAGCGCCAAACGCTTCGNCGGGCGCCGGCGGGCAAGCGACGGCCGTGCCGGCCGCGCGGGAGCAGGGAGCATGAGCGCCAAACGCTTCGCCCGCGCCAGTCAGGCCGGCGGCCCCGCCAAGGCGCGCGACGCGCTGACCAAGGCCTATCTCAGGGTGTTCTCCGGCGAGGACGGCGAAATGGTGCTGGCCGACCTCGCGGCAACCGTCGGCTACTACCGCCGCCCGTCCTATGGCGAGTGGATGGCCAGGACGAGAACGCCGAACGGTTTCGAGCTGCACAGCGCGCTCAGCAATGCGCGGGCTGAAGTGGTGCAGCACATTATGGGATTTCTGACGTTGGACGAGACGCAGCTCGCGGCGCTGGAGAAGGCGGCACGGGCTGAGGATAGATAGGGCGAACCGGAGGCGCGAGGCACCCCCCTCTGGCCTGCCAGCCATCCCCCCTTGAGGGGGAGATGGCTGGCAGGCCAGAGGGGGGCGCTGTCCCGCCGGCCTTGCCGCCGGATATCTCCCTGGTTCTCAAAAAAGACCGATCCGACAAAGCCCGCAAACGGCCACGGTGCGTGCGCCATGGCCCTGCCGTGATCGCCAGCGCAGCGCGCCTTTGTTCAAAGCCAGGGAACAGCCAATGGTACACATCATCCCTCTCTCCGTGGCTAAACGGCGGCGCGATGCCGATGCCTCGCCGGTGAGCGCAGCGGCGCAGCCGCTCGACAGCTACTGGCAGGAGGTTGCCGAGCACTACGAGCGGCTCATGGCGCAGCAGCAGGCCTTCGACACCGAGATCGCCGCGCGCAAGCTGGATGGCGAGATCGCAAAGGCCGAGGCCGACGCAGTTGCCAATGCGCCGGCAGATGGAGCCGGCCTGCACCAAGGCATGTATGGCGAGGTCGACCCGCACACGGGGCGCGTCTTGCAAACGGGTCGGTTCGACACCCTGTTCAAGGGCTTCCTGAGCCAGATGCCGCCCGAGCTGCACCCCGGCCTCAGCGCTCGCAAGGAGACGCTGCGCACCGAGGGTGCTTGGCGGATGGCGGCGCAGCAACTGCAACGCCGCAAAGACTATGAGCGGGCCCAAGTCGACACGGCGCTGCGAACCAACGCCATCGCCATCGGCAAGGCGCACCCCGACGACCACGTGACCTTCGAGGCGGCCAGGCAGGACGGGCTCGATCTCATCGACAAGATGGGGGTCGATCCTGGTATCAGGCAGCAACTGGCCAAGGACTGGCACAGCACCGCCGCCAAGGCGCGGTTCGAGGCGCTGATTTCCAGGGACCCGAAGCGCGCGCTGGCGATATTTGGCGTTGGCACGCCGGCCGCCGGCAGTGGGGCTATGGGCGACAGCGCGCAGGCTGCGGGCAACTCCTTTGTGGAAGGCCCAAGGATGGCGCCCGGGAAAGAAGGCCGCGTCGGCACGCAGACTCCGGACGAACGCATAGCGCAGGCATTCAGGGACGATCTTCCCCAGGAGGAACAGGATGTCCTGGCCTTAAAGGCAAAGGTCGCCAAGTTCTCGCAGGACATCCAGACGCGCATTGCCATCGGTCGCGCCGAGGCGGAAGCGCCGGACCAGTTCGCACGCACGGGCGCCTACTCCGGCGGAATACCGGGCAAGGATGCCTACCGGATCATCTATGGCCTCGATGAGGGCGACAGGCGCCGGCGGGTTCTCGAATGGCGAGCCGGGGTCGGAAAGAAAATCTTTGACATGGGTACCATGTCGAACCAGGCGATCGATGCCGCTGTTGTCAGCGCTGAGCCGGGGCCGAACGCTTCACCTGAGGACCAGGAGCGCTATGAGATCACCGACGCCGCGGCAAAGCTGGTGCGGGAGAGGCGGCGGGTCGGTGCCGGTGGCTACGTCAGCGGATTGTCTCAAAAGACCTTCGAGGGCTGGGAAGCCGTGTTTGGCAGCGGGGCTTCGAATCCGGGGAACTATGATCCGAACCTTTACGATCAGACGATAGCCTTGTCTGTCGCTCTGCAAAAAGTATTGGGCATCGAAGATGAAAATCTTCAGCCAATAACGTTTTTCTACCTGCTTGAGCTTGCCGAACAGCGCGACAGCGGAAGCGCGTACTTGATGGACCGCTACGCCAAGGCGAGCGAGTTGTTTGCGCGCACCAAAGATCCTGTCGCGCGGGCAGCTTTGGTCCGGGAATTGGATGAAGCCGGCCTGGGCGGCATACTCCCCGGCGGCAAGCCTGGCCTTTCAGCGGGCGAGGTGTTTCGAGCTGACGCCAAGGCGCTTGGCAAGGCGGGTGCAAATGCCGGGATATTCGCGGGCAAATTGACGAAGGGAGTTGGCTACGGGCTTTCCTTCGGATCAATCGACCCTCCCGATTTCAGCCAAGGCTACTACGAGCCTGCAAATCCCACCGAGAAAGTGATGATGCGTCAGGGAGGTGACGCATTCGGCTGGGCGATACCGGTGCCCGGATTTGGCCGAGCCGCCGAGAAAGGCATACCGCGAGCAGTTGAGTCTATGAGCGCTATCGCGGCCGAGCGAGCCGAAGGCCTCGTCGCCAAGCGGCCGGGCGAGTTAGCTGACGAAGGCGAGGCGCTTGTTGGTGGCGTGGACGCCGAAACGCTCCGATACCAGCAGGGGCTGGCCAGCTTCGCTTTCCAATCCGTCCCCAAATCCGACCGCGCATTTGACAATGCAATGCTAGGCGCAATGCTCGCCCGGGATCCAGACAAGGTCAGATACTCCGGCGCAAAACTAGGCGTTGCCGAGTCAGAGGATTACCGCAAGATTTTTTACGCCAGAAATCCGAAATTAAAGAGCAGTGATAACGTTGTTCATCATGCTGGCGAGAGGCAGGTTGTCGAGAGAGATCCAAGAATTACAAATATAGAAGAAATAAATTCATACGAAAATCTTCGAGGAATCCCAAAAAAAAGAGATAGAAACCTACACAAAAAGGTAATCAGGTTTGAATGGGATGAATTCTATAAACGCAACCCCAATTTCACGCGCGAGCAATGGCTTGATAAAATTACAGAAATCGACAAGAAATATGGCCATTTGTTCGACCCGCCGATAGGTGAATAATGCGATATTTTGATATCAGGCCGGATGTGGCTGGTGGGCTGGGTAACCATACGGTTTTAGACACCGACGTTCACCCACCAGTCGTCCACAAGCTGCACTATGAGGTAGAAGGATGGTTCGGCGACGCGCTTGTCACAACCTTTCCATGCTTTCTTGTAACGGATGAAGCAAAGGAGGCGTTGCTGAAGATGGGGATATCTGGTGCTGATTTTTCCGATGCTGAGGTGACAGAGTCGGAGGAATTTCATGAGTTGCAGCCTGGGCAGGAACTGCCACATTTCGTCTGGTTAAAAGTGGACGGGCAAGCAGGTCGCGACGATTTTGGCATCGCTTCGAATTACGATCTCGTCATATCAGAGCGAGTCCTTGATTTGTTTGAAAGACTAGGAATTCCCTCTGCGGTGATTGAGCCTTTTGGCGAAAGAGACTCATGACGAGGGCCGATGCAATGAATAAGTCACCCTAATCCACCAGAGTTGCCAATTCTGGGTCACTCATTCCACTTCTCGGAATATATAGGTGAGAAATGGATTACTATTATGTAGAGCCTTTTGCCGCTGGTGATTTTGGCAAAAATACTCTCCTCGACAATCGCGTTCACCCGCCATTGTCCACAAATTCCACTACGAGATTGACGTTTGGATAGGTGACGTCCTCATAACAAGCTTCCCCTGCTATCTTGTCACCGAGGAAGCCAAGCGGGAACCTTTGGAGATAGGTGTTTCGGGCGTGGCTTTTGCAGATGTTGAGGTGACCGCCTCGGTGCGCTGGGCTAGACGAAGGTGGCAAGGGAGTTAGCCATAGAGACCGCCAAACCAGACTTAAGCAGCGTTATGCGTCTGCCTCCGGCCGACATCAGCACCGCCGATGACGATCTTGATGCCGCCCGAATCGAGGCACGGCAGTATCTCGAATTTTACACCTGGGTCTTATCCATCAAAGGCGAATATTTCGGATATGGCGCGGAAGGAATAATCTACATTTTCCTGTTCGAGATAGAGCCGCGACCGGATGTGAACCAATGGATCTGGGTGATCGTTGGCGATGTGCCGCCGACATATATCCCTGCCGACGACGCGAGGACGCCTTTCGAGGCTCTTGATGGCTATATCGGTGCCCTTGAGGACTGGGTCGAGGCAGCGCGACAAGGAAAGTCGGTGGCGAAATTGATACCAGTCAATGTAGACGCAAATCCCGCCAACGCCGAAATGCTGGCTGGCCGCCTCAAATTTCTCGACGAGAAAATCTTGCCGGAGCTTAAAAGGTAATTCTGACGATTGAGGATGCCGGTAGCAGGTGAGGGGCCAGCCTCTCAGAGGATCGCGCTGCCCTCAACCGCCCTTCGGGCACCTTCTCCCCGTTGAACGAGGAGAAGGGGAAGCCCGTCCTCAATAATCGCCGTTGTAATACCGGTCGTCGCACGGCGCGGTGTAGATGCGGCCATAGCGGTCCTGGTAGCGGCAGAGCTGTTCGCCGCGGCGCTGCGGCGTGGTGGCCTGGCCGATGACGGCGCCGAGCAGGGCGCCGCCGGCGGCGCCGATCACCGTGCTCTTGGTGTTGCCGCCCAGCGCCTGGCCGGCGAGCGCGCCGACGCCGCCGCCGATGAGCGCGCCGTTGGTCGCCCTCTGCTGCTGTTCGGTCTGGGTCGCGCAGCCTGCCAGAGCGGCAGTCATGAGCACGGCGGCAATGGCTTGTCTGATGATCATCTTGGAACTCCTTTGAAGCCCCAAACGCGGATTGGAGCGAATGGTTGCCAGTTGCTGGCGCATTGCGGCCAAACGGCGGCACGCCCGCTCACGAAATGAGACGTGGTTTCTCGGGCCTTGAAGACAATGGTTGCCAAAGCGGAAACGCCTTGCGCGAACAGGGCGATAGCGCCCCGGTTTGAATCGATACGCCAGCGCTGATCCGGCGCTTTTTGAATAACGTCCTTCCAGCAATTTCCCGAATAGAAATGGAGATACCAATGACCCGAGGTCTTCCCCTGACGCTGTCGCGCGCCGCCGCCCGCGAGGCCGGATCTGCCCCGCCCAAATTCGGCCTCAAGGCCGTCACCACGGGGCAGGGCGGCTCGTACCGCACCGTCTTCACGCTTGCCGGCATGCAGGTGCCGGTCGCCGACGCGCTGGCCTATGCCAGCCAAAAACTCTTCGACTTCGCCGACGGCAAGGTGCGCATCAAGGGCGGCACGGCCCGGCTGCAGTTTGCGGTGCCGACGCCACGCGCGTCGACCATCAACGACAATGCGGCGCTGACCTGGTCGCTGGGCTCGGCGGCGGCATCGAGTGCGACGCTGGCAGGCGCCATGGTCAATGTGCTGGCTTCGACGGCGCGCACGCTCGACGGCGCGGGCGCCGTGCTGTCGACTGCCTCGATCGCGGATGTCGCTGCTGCAGTGACTCTGGACGGCACGGTGACGCCAGCCGACCTCTATCTCAACCTGGCGTTTGCGACCGGCACCGATATCGATGCCGATGGCACGCTGGCGGTGACGGGCACGATCACGCTGCTGTGGGAGAACTGGGGCGATAACGCGTAGGCGCTAATCTCCGCCCTTGAGGGGGAGATGTCGCCGAAGGCGACAGAGGGGGTCGNCCCCTCTGGCCTGCCGGCCATCTCCCCCTCGAGGGGGGAGATACCAAGCTTCGCCGCCGGCTCCTTCTAACAACAATCAAAGGAATCCACTCATGACAGATCTGGCAGATTCCGGGTCCGTGGCGGCGCGGGCGCAGCCGGCGGGCAACCCAGTACGGCCACCGGCTGGCGGGGACAACGGGTCCGCCCCGCCTGTCGCCAAAAGTTGGTTTGACGGTCTTTCCGAAGGCAACCGCAAGCTCGCTGAAGCCAAGGGCTGGACCAAAGCTGAAAACCTGGATCGGGTTTTCAACTCCTATGCGGAGCTGGAGCGGCAGCAGGGTGAGAGCCTGCGCGTTCCCGCACCGGACGCATCCCCGGAAGACTGGCAGAAATTTCATGCCCGGCTGCCCGAGACCATGCGCCCGCTGACATCGCCCGACAAGGTCGAGTACAGGCGGCCCGACGGCCTGCCGGAAAACTTCGCCTATTCGGACGAGCTTGCCCAGGCATCCAAGGCCTGGGCGGTCGAGGCCGGCGCCACGCCGAAGGTGGCGCAGGCCTATCACGACCGCTTCGTCGGCTACATGGCCGAGCAGGCCGCGCGCCAGGACGTCGCGCTCGCCCGCTCGGTCGAAGCCACGCATGACGATCTCGTGCGCGACTGGGGACCGACCGACAGCGACGGCTTTCGCCAGAAGCTCGAGGTCGCCAACCGGGCGATGAAGAAGCTCGGACTGGTCGACGCCTATAAGGCCAAGGGCATCCTTCTCCCTGACGGCGCATTGACCGATCCGCAGATTGCCAAGGCGTTCCACGCCGTCGGCGAGGCGATGTTCAGGGAAGACACGATCGACGGCGGCGCGGCCCTGAGCGGCGGCAATCCGTTCAAGCGCAACGCCGCTGGCGACCGCAACATTTCGGCCATTTCAGCCCTTGTCAAAACCGACCCCGCCCGCGCCCGGCGGCTGGCACGCGAGGCCGGTGAAAACCCCAACCTCTGGATGCCCAACAACCCGCTCTAGTCCTCCAAAGCTCGCCGCCACATCAACCTCAAAGGAAGTGAAAAATGGCAGACGCCTATACCCGTATCGCGGACGCGATCGTTCCGTCCGTTTATGCCCAGTACTCGTTCGAGGAGCATGTCCAGTCGCTGGAAATCTTCCAGGCTGGCATCCTGTTCAACGACCCGGCCACCACCGCCAAGCTGTCGATGGGCGGCCGTTCCGTCGACATGCCCGGCTGGAAGGATCTCGGCAACGATCCGTCGGAACCCGTCAATGACGATCCGGCCGATTCCATCGAGATGAAGAAGATCGGCGCCCGCCGCGAGGTCGCCGCCCGCAATGTTCGCGCCCAGGCCTGGGGCGTTCCGGACCTGACCTCGATCCTGGCCGGCGACGACCCGCAGAAGCTGATCGTCAAGCGCCAGACCGAGTACTGGCAGCGCGCCAACAAGCTGACCCTGCTCGGCATTCTGAAGGGTGTCGTCGCCGACAACATCGCCAATGACGGCGGCGACCTGGTGCGCGTCACCGGCGCCTCCATCGTCGATACCGACATCATCGAGGCCGCCTATCTGATGGGCGACCGCGCGGACAAGTTCAAGACGATCTGGATGCACTCCAAGCAGATGAAGGCACTGAAGCTCGCCGATCTCATCGACTATGTTCCGTCGTCAGAGCAGGGCGGGCCGCTCATCCCCTACTACATGGGGCTGCGCTGCGTGGTCGATGACGACATTCCGGTCGCGGCCGGCGTCTACACCGCCTTCATGTTCAAGGACAAGGCGATCCTGTGGAACGAGTTGCCGGTCAACACGGAGGGCGGGCCGCTCGAGTTCGATCGCAAGCCGCGCCAGGGCCATGGCGGCGGCGTCACCGAGATGGTCGGCCGCAGGCACTTCGTCCCGCACGTGCCCGGCACCCGTTTCCTCGACGCGTCTTCGGCCGGCGAGTTCGCCACCGACGCCGAACTCGCGCTGGCGGCAAACTGGGACCGTACGGCCTCCAGCGTCAAGAGCATGACGTTCATCGCGCTGAAGACGACCGAGGCGTAGTACCTTTCGTCCGGCCAGCGGGTCGCCGAAACTGCTGATCTCCCCCCTTGCGGGGGAGATTGGCGCTCCGCCATATGCCCTTGCCCAATCAACCACCATCCACGAGGCGCTGATCCATGGCCATCACCCCGCTCGACATCGCCAATATGGCGCTCGCCGTCCTCGACGAGGCGCCGATCGACAGTCTCGACCAGGACGTCAAGGCGGCGCGCCTGCTCAACCTGCATTTCGACCTGACGCGGGAAGCCGAACTCGCCAGGCACGCCTGGGTGTTCGCCATCCTTGCCGCCAGCGTCGCCGGCGCCGACGCCGGCAGCGGCAATTGCACCTTGAACTTCGCCTATGAACTGCCCGCCGATTGCCTGCGGCCGCTGCCGCTGACGGCAAATGGCGAGCCCAACGGCGTGCCGATCTCGTGGCGCCAGGAAGCCGGGCTGATCTATTGCGGCCGGTCCGGTCCATTGATCATCCGTTACATCGCCAACCTTACCGACCCGAACGACTGGGACGCGCTGTTCACCGAAGTGCTGGTCTCCGCCCTTGCCATCAAGATCGCGCATCCCTTGACGCACAAGGCGGGCATGATCGACATCGCCCGCTCCGCCTATGACCGGGCGCTGGACGCGGCCATTGCCGCCAACGCCATCCAGCGCGGCGGCCGGCTCTACACCTCATCCTGGGCGCAGCAGCGCGGCGACTTCAGGGTGTCTGCCCGATGACCGCGCTCTACCCTATCCAGGACGTTTTCACCCGTGGCGAAATCAGCCCGCGCCTGCACGCGCGCGCCTCACTCGATCTCTATCATGCGGCGCTGTCCAAATGTGAGAACTTCGTCACGTTGCCGCATGGCGGTATCCGCGCCCGCGGCGGCAGCTATTTCGTCAACGAGGTGAAGAATTCGGCCAGGAAGACGCGCGCCATCCCCTTCATCTTCTCCTCCGAGCAGGCCTACTGCCTGGAGTTCGGCGACCTCTATATCCGCGTCTATGCCTATGGCGCCCGCGTCGGCACGGTCGAGGTGGCCTCGCCCTATCTGGAGGCCGATTTGTTCGACCTCGCCTATGTCCAGTCAGCCGACCAGATGTGGATCACCCACAAGAACTATGCGCCCAAAGTGCTGACCCGCACCGCCCACACGACATGGACGCTGGCAGGTTACGAGTTCCTCGACGGCCCTTACGACCCAATCAACACGACCGGCACCACGATGACGCCGGCCAGTTACGGCTCGTACGTGCCGAAGATGACAGGCTTGACGGCTCCGGCCGGAACGGCTTTGGCCAGCAACGGTTCCGCGTCAGCGTGGGCGATTTTCGACAAGGACAGCAGAACAGGTGCGGAGATCGGTGCCGGCACCAATGGCTGGGTCCAATATCGGCAGGCGAGCGGAGCGCAGAAGGTTTGCAACGCCTACTGGGTGCAAGCCATGAACAGCGCGTCGGAAGCAGAAAACATGCCGACGCAATGGGAAATCCAGGGCTCGAACGACGGATCGACATGGACAACCATCGACTCGCGGATTGGCCAGATAGGCTGGGGTAACTCCGAGCGTCGGTTCTTCGAATTCTTCAACAAGGCCGCCTTTGAATATCTGCGCATGGACATGGACGGTGGCGGCGGCTCTGACAGTACCAGAACCGACTTCGCCGAATGGGCGCCGAACGAGGACGGCGACCTGATGACGCCGTTCAATCTGACGGCGTCATCGATCACCGGTATCAACGATGATACCGGGTTCCAGACATCGGACATTGGCCGCGCCATCCGGCTGCTCGGTTCGGATGGGCGGTGGCGCTGGGCCAAGATTGCAGCGCGCACGAGCGCGACAGTCGTTACCGTTCGTCTGTATGGCCATGCCTTGCCGGATCTCAGTCCGATCAGTCGCTGGCGGCTTGGTACCTTCGTGCCCGGAAAATATGTCGAGGCGGGCTCGCTCTATGAGGAGCGGTTGGCCTTCAGTCGAAAATTCTCGGTCTATGCATCGGCGACCGGCGACTTCGACAATTTCGCGCTCGGCGAGGAAGATGACGACGCGCTGGAATTCGTCCAGGCCGGCGGCGGCCAGGCCAACGACATCGTCTGGATCGCCGATTCCGATGGTGCGCTGCTGATCGGCACGTCGGGCGGTATCAGGGCACTGTCCGGCTCCGGCATCGACGAGGCACTCACCCCGTCCTCGTTCAAGAACCGCCGTTCGCGCACCTTTGGCTGCGCCCGCATCCGCCCGGTCGATGCCGGGCAGTCCTTCCTCTATGTCACCCGCTCGCGCAAATCGATCGCCGAGCTGACGCAGAGTTCTACAGCCAGATTCACCTCCGATGACATCGGCCAGATCTCGGAACATATCCCCAAGCAAGGCGTGGTCGAACTCGCCTTCCAGACCGACCCCGACCCGATGCTGTGGTTTCCGCTCGAAAATGGCGAACTTGGCGGCTACACCCACCAGCCGAGCCAGGAGGTGCGCGGCATGCACCGCCATCGCTTCGGCGGCAGCTTCGCTGGATCCGCCCCCGGTCAACCCACTTGGGCGGTCGTTGAAAGCGCCGTGGTGACGCCTGGCCAGAACGGCGTCGACGACATCTGGCTGATCGTCAAGCGCACCATTGGCGGGGTGACCAGGCGCTACATCGAAATCATGACCACGCCATTCGAATACGGCATGCTGGAGGATGCCTTCCAGGTCGATTGCGGACTGACCTATTCGGGTGCACCCGTCAACGTCGTCTCCGGGCTCGGCCATCTCAACGGCCAACTGGTCGACGTGCTGGCCGGCGGCAAGGTCTATCGCGGCCTGCCGGTTGCCTCCGGCCAGGTGACGCTGCCCGCCGGCGCCACAGCTGGGAAGTGGCAGGTCGGGCTGCCCTTCCAGTCCGAGGCCAACACGCTGGAACTCGACGTCGGCGGCCAGGACGGTTCCGTCATCGGCCGCCGCAAGAAGGTGGCGAAAGTCATCCTGTCGCTGCTCGAGACCGACACCACCGGGCTGCAGGTGCAGTCCTTCCTCCGCGGCCGCTGGGAGAGCGTGCGCATGCCGAGCATCGTCGCACCCGACGGCAATGCGAAACTCTACACCGGCAATGTCGATGTACCGGTCGACGACAGCTGGGAAGGGCAGGGCAGGGTCCGCATCCGCCACCTCAACCCGACGCCCTGCACGATCCGGGCGTTTACGCCGGTATTCGACGCCGAGCCGTAGAAAAATTTGATGCGGCAATAGTCAACGCCGAGTTCCCGCCCACCCCCCTCTGGCCTGCCGGCCATCTCCCCCGCAAGGGGGGAGATCAACGGCATCTTTGCCTTCGCTAATCGCTGACGTAGCAAGACTGGCGAGCCTGCTCGAGCTGCCAATCTCCCCCCATGCGGGGGAGATGTCCGGCAGGACAGAGGGGGGTGCTGTCCCGCCGACGTCACCATTCTCGCACCATTCCCACCAAGGAACCCACCCCAATGACCCCCCATGCCGAGACCCTCGGCAAGGCGCGGACGGCTGCCGATTTCGCGGCCGTCATCGCCTTGCTCGACACCGACATTAACGACGCCGTCGTCCGCAGGCGCGCGCTGGAGCAGGCCGAGGACCGGGCCGTCTTTGGCGACGGCGACCTGGCCGCGGCGCGCGCCGCGCTCGATGCCTGCAACGACGTCATCACCTTGCTGGAAAAAACCATCTGCGTCGCCGACACGCGCCGCATCGACGCCGCCGAGAGCGAAGCCCGCGCCGACATTGCCGCTCTTGGCGACGAGATTGCGGCCAAAGCCGCCACCCTGACCGAGCGCTGGCGCAACGCTGCCCGGCTGGTCGAGCTGCTGCGCCAGGAACTGTTCGAGGCCGATGCGCTCGTCCGTGCCATCGCCACCGCCAATGGCCTGTTCGACGCCGCCAGCGTCGCCGAGCTGAAGATAAACCTCACCGCTGCCCGCCGCGCCGCCATGGCCGGCGCACGGGCAGCCGCACCCGCTCGCCTCAGCCGCGCCGGGCTGCAGGTCGACCGGCTGCTTTTGTCCCTGCTCGCTGCCGGCGGTCCACTCGACCCGCGCCCGCAGCTTGGCGCGCCGGTCGCCGGCGTCAAAAGCAAGTTCATTCCCGCAATCAAACCCATTCCCGCGAGAAAACCCATTCCTGCAATCAAACCCCTGGGCGAACGAGGCTGACCATGTGCACACTTGCCCTTCTCGGCACCGTTCTTTCAGTCGGCGGCGCGCTGGCCGAGGGCCAGCAGTCGAAGCAGATGGCCGACTATCAGGCCAAGGCCTATGAGCAGCAGGCGCAGGCGGATGCTCAAGCCGCCGCCTTCGAGCAAGGCCAGGAGCGCCACAAGCAGGACCTGCTGCAGGCGCAGGCGCGCGCCCAGGCCGGCGCGTCCGGCGTCGGCATAGCCGGCTCGCCGACCGAGGTGCTGGCGGCGAATGCCAGGCAGGGCCAGGCGGATCTCGGCGCGCTGCTGTACGGCTCGAAGCTGCGCCAGAACAATCTCAACAGCCAAGCCGCCATCTCGCGCTTCCAGGGCAAGCAGGCGGTGACGGCGTCAATCTTCAACGCCGGCAGCGCGCTCGTTGGCGGCCTCTCCAAAATCTACGACCCGACGAAAGCGGCAGCGTCAAGCGCTGCGGCCGCCGCTGTGCCGGGCCGCTCCGTGATCTTCGGCAGTGCGGCCCTCAGGGCTCCGTGGGCGGGGAACACGTAGATGGTACACATCATCCCCCTTTCCGTCGGCCAGCGCCGGCTCGATACCGGCAACGCCGTGCAATATCCCCAGGGGTCGCCGATCGGCGGCGCCATGCAAGGTTTCGGCGACCACCTTTCCGCTCTTGCCGAACGCTACCAGCAGATGAAGGACCAGCAGGACGCGTTCGACGCCGAGCTGGCGCGTCGCGGCTTCGACGCGCGGATCGCGCAGGCCGAAGATGAAGTGGCGGCGAACGCGCCGGCGGATGGCGCAGGCATGCATGAAGCCATGTATGGCGAGGTCGACCTGCGCGCCGGCCGGGTGGTGAAACCAGGCCTGTACGATACGCTGTTCGACGATGCGAAACGGACGATGCCCGAAAGCCAGCGCGCCGCTTTCGCAGGCCAGAAGGAAAACAAGCGCGTCGTTGGCGCATACCGCATGGCGCTGCGGCAAAAGACCAAACGCGACGACTACGAGAAGGCCACCGTCGACACGACGCTGACGACCAATGCCATCGCCATCGCAAAAGGCGACCCGAACGACACCGCGACCTTCGAGGCGATCCGGCAGAGCGGGCTCGACCTGATCGCCAAGATCGGCAACCCGCTTGCCAGGCAAGCGGCGGAAGCCGCCTGGCGCACCAACTCGGCCAAGGCGCTGGTTCAGGCGATGATCGCCACGGACCCGAAGCGCGCTGCTGAAATGTTGGGCGGCGCAGCGGCCGCCGGCGGCGAGACCGCTGGCGATAGCGCGCAGGCTGCGGGCAACTCCTTTGTGGACGGCCCAAGGATGGCGCCCGGGAAAGAAGACCGTGTCGGCACGCAGACGCCGGATGACCGCATCGCGCAGGCGTTCAGGGACGATCTTCCGCAGGAGGAACAGGATGCGCTGGCCTTAAAGGCAAAGGTCGCAAAATTCAGTCAGGACATCCAGACGCGCGTCGAGATCGGTCGCGCCGAGAGGGAAGCGCCGGACGAGATAGCACGCACGGGCGCCTACTCCGGCCCAATGCCGGGCAAGGACGCCTACAGGACCATCTATGGCCTCGATGAGGGCGACAGGCGCCGGCAGGGTCTCGAATGGCGTACCAATGTCGGCAAGAAGATTTTCGACATGGCGACCATGTCGAACCAGGAGATCAATGCCGCCGTTGTCAGTGCCGAGCCGGGGCCGAACGCTTCACCGGCGGATCAGGCGGGCCACGATTCAACCGCTGCCGCGGCAAATCTGGTCCTGGAAAGGAGGCGAGTCTATCCAGGTGACTATGTCGATGGATTGTCTTCAGAAATCTCGGAGGGTTGGAAAGCCGTATTTGGCACTGGGCCCTCTGATTCAGAGGCTTTCGACCAAGATACTTACGACAAAACACTAGCCTTGTCTGTCGCCCAGCAAAATGCATTGGGCATCGCTGATGAAAATCTCCAACCCGTGCCGTTCTCTTTTCTCCTCAAGCTTGCCGAGCAGCGCGACAGCGGAAGCATGTACTTCATGGACAACTACGCGAAGGCGAGCGAGTTGTTCGCGCGCACGAAGGGTCCTGTCGCACGAGCAGCTTTGGTTCGGGAATTGGATGAGGCCGGCCTGGGCGGGATTCTTCCTGGCGGCAAGCCTGGCCTTTCGGCGATCGAGGTATTTCGATCGGAGGCCAGAGGCCTTGGCAAGGCAGGTGCGAATGCGGGGATATTCGCAGGCAAATTGATGAAGGGGATTGGCTACGGGGCTTCCCTTGGAACAAGCGATCCTCCCGATTTCAGCCAAGGCTACTTCGAGCCTTCGAACAATGCCGAGAAGGTGATGATGCGTCAGGGAAATGACGCATTGAGCTGGGCGATACCTGGGCCGGGCATTGGGCGAGCTGCTGTTGCCGCGAAAGGGATACCTCGCACACTTGAGCCGTTGAGTGCCATGGCGTCGGGGCGCGCCGAAGGTCTCATCGCCAAAGAGCTTCCCGGTGAGTTGTCTAAGGAAGGCGCGGGACTCGTCGAAGGTGGCAGCGGACACCCGGCCGTCGCTCTCGATCTCCCCTCGGGCAGTTTCTCAATGTCAGATTGGGCAGATTATCCGATAGCGGTTGTGCCCAAGCCAGATGGATTATTCATACGGCTAGAAGGTACACAGCAAAAAGCTGCTAGAAAAGCGGCTGATCAGGCCAATCGCATTATCCGCCAAGAGCGAGGCCTTGTCGGCCAGCCCGTGGATGTGCATGAAATTAAGCCAGTGAAGTTTGGCGGGAGTCCGACCGATCCGTCCAACAAGGTCATTCTGCCCCGAGAAGTTCATCAGCAGCAGGTTACGCCCTGGTGGAACAAATTACTAAAAGACATTGGAGAATAGCAGTGGGATATGCACTAACTAAGGGACGTTTCGACCCACCGGCTCAAGCTGCAGTTGTCGATGGCCTGCCCGCAAGCCTGGGAGTGACGTTGCCGAAGGATTACGCCAATTTCCTTAGGGAGCATAATGGAGGTGAAGGCTTCATCGGCGACAGCTATATAATTTTTTTCAAGGCTGAAGAGTTGGTAGACTTCAATCGAGAATATGAGGTTGAGAAATACGCACCAGGCATCCTCTTGTTTGCGTCGAATGGAGGAGGGGAAGCCTATGGCTTCGACACCCACGATGTGGAAATGCCGATCGTGCGCATCCCATTCATATTTATGGAACGGCAATCCGCCGAGACGATAGCGCGTGACCTCGCCGGTCTATTTGCTGCGTTGGAGGACTTGAAATGAGCGTCCAAGGTACAGATTCGCGTTCCAAAGGCATGGAATTGTTCGAGATCAAACCGGTAGCGGTTGGCGGCGATCCAGTTAGCATGGAGAACAAGATCTGGTTGACCAGGCAAGAGCATTTTCAAGTGGTGCGCTTTTGGAATCGAACTATCGAAGTTCAGCGTAAGGCGGCACTGGAAAAGGCGGGACGAAACGGGGAATAGAGTGCAAGGAGCACGAGCCATGACCAGCGTCGGACGATCATTTGCAAATCCACCGAACCGCCGGCGCAAGCAACTCGTCCCTAGATCCCAACATAATAATGGTACCATCTTCCAGGAGGTTTTGCATCCGAATCGTGGCGGAGGGTTTCTCTTTGGGGCAAGTAGGCAGGCTGATAGACATAGTTGCAAGGCTGTCGGAGTTTGACGAGTACGACACGATTTATGCGTCGGAGCCTTGGACCGAGGATTCCGATGCGATGGTTGCTACCGGGCTGGACACGGAAGATCGCCACCGGAGGCCGTCGAAGCCGGTTTGGAATATTTTCTTGAGATACATATCTGTCGAGAAGTCATCGAGGGTTGGCTTGCCTCAATAAAAGAAAAACCTAGCCTAGCGGGGGTTTGTCAAAGGCTTATCGAATACGCCATCAATGACGCATAGGAGAGATAGAGTGGAACATAACCCGCGCTATGACGGAAAGCCGCTGCTTAAACTATTGGAATTTTATGTTTTGTGGGTAATTGGTGAGCTGCCCGAAGAGGTGGATAAATCCTTGAAGGCGATAGCTCCCAAACTGCACACTCTCTATGGCGGCGATGGACAGTGGCAGGGCGCAATTGCCGCATCTGTTCATTTTTCCGAGGAATATCGCGGAAATCCGGGGTCTATGGGCGAGGAACCTCGAAATCGCTCGCGACAACGACGTAACGCTTTCGCCTCAGAAATTTGCCGAGATGTTCGTAGATGAAAATTTCGAGAATGATGGATTACGGTGACAGCGTATTTCTAGAGGTCCGCACCAGTGCGAGGTAGAGCGAAAGCTCTAAAGCTGACAAATTGAAAAGAGTGCACTGTCACCGTAATTCCGAAGCATTGAGACGCATAATTCAGCTGGACAGCCTGATCGTGGGCGTTCGAGGAACTGCCGGGTTATACTTGTCCAGCGGACAAAGTGGCTCCAGTATGGACGGACCCGTTGAGAAGAACAGCAATGTCTATTAGATTCGCTGCGCTGGCGCCCACTTACATCTGAAGGGCTGGCCAGCGGTCACCTTGAAAATCGCATGGGACGGCGGCCGTGGCTCGCCGCAATGAACATGGGCAGGAAGATACTTCTCGGTGGAACGTTTCCTATGACGACGACATCGAACTGAACAAGCGGCGGCAACACCCGACCATAGCCTGGTTGTGGCGGCTGGAGACATGTGATCCTTCGGAAAGGCCAGAGCTACTGGCCAAATACGAAGAATGGAATCAACTCCACGAAGAGAAAAAGCGGAATGCCAAGGGTTGGGAACACCGCAGCTTTTACCCCTTGCTGGACTTTGATGACATCGGTCGCACAGTCATGCAGAGGGCGACGCCGAGGCAATGGCGCTGAGGATCGAGCTTGGGCTGCCGGCTGAACCGGAGAAAGTGCCGACCGAAGAAGAGCGTATTCTGGCCGAGGCCGGGGATGGCTATGTGACGCCTGCGCAGCGCAAGCGGCTGCGCTACCTGCGCAAGCACCCTGAGGAGGGGTGATGCGCCGCGTCTAACTCTTCGGCCTTCATCACAGCGCTGATCGTCGCGCACCAAATTGGAACTTCTTTCAAGCCTCGCTATCGCGGGGCTTTTTTCATGGAGCAAGCCTTATGGCCCGACCTGCAACTGCCGCCGTTCGCCTGTTGACCGGCGAACGCGAACCCGTGCGCCTGGCGACGACGGGCAACATCACCCTTTACGGCCTGCAGACCATCGACGGCGTGCCGGCCGAGGTCGGCGACCGCGTGCTGGTCAAGAACCAGACCGATGCCCGCGACAACGGCATTTATACCGCCAGCGAAGGCCAATGGTTCCGTGCCGCCGATGCCCGCACCAGCCGCACCATGCAGAAGGGCACGACGGTGCATGTTCAGCAGGGCGCGGTCTCGGCCGACTTCGTCTATGTTTTCGAAACGCTCGATCCGGTGATCGGCACCGACGCGGTCACGATCGCCTTTTACCTGTCGGAGGACACGCTGGGCGATGCGGTGGGCGCGGCCAGCGCTGCTGCCGCCAGTGCCGCTGCGGCGCTCACCTCGAAGAACGCTGCCGCCACCAGCGCCACCAATGCCGGCACCTCGGCCGGCGCCGCCGCAGGTTCGGCCACGGCCGCCGCCGGTTCCGCCACAACAGCCGCGACCAGCGCCACCAACGCAGGCAATTCGGCAACGGCGGCTTCCGGCTCGGCATCGGGCGCGGCGACCAGCGCCACCAACGCGGGCAACTCGGCTACAGTTGCAGCCGGATCGGCGAGCGCTGCCTCGGGCTCCGCAACCGCGGCTTCCACCTCAGCCACCAATGCCGCGACTTCCGCTTCCAATGCGGCGGCCAGCGCTGCGGCGGCATCAACCTCGGTGGCGGCGCTCGGCTACACCTTTTCCACGACCACAGCCGACGCCGATCCGGGCAATGGCACCTTGCGGCTGAACAATGCGAGCGCCGCCTCGGTGACCGCGGCCTATATCGACAATCTCGATGCCGGCGGCTCCACGGTGAGTGGCATCCTCGATGGCTTTGACGACAGCACGAACCCCATCAAGGGCCAGTTGACCCTGCGCTCGAAAGCCTCCACCGCTATCTCCTATGTCTACAACGTAAGTGGCGCGGTGGTGGACGGCGGCGGCTACCGCAAGCTGACGCTCGCCTATGTCAGTGGCGCCGGCACTTTGCCGACGACGGCCAACGGCATCTGGCTGATGTTCGACCGGGCCGGCGACAGAGGCGCCGACGGGACGGGAGTAGGAGATTTTTTGGGGCCTGCGTCTTCGGCAACCGACAATATTGTCACTTTCGCGGGCACGACGGGCAAGGTGGGGAAGGATAGTGGGATCGCGGTGTCCAGCCTGGCGCCGAAGGCCAGCCCGACATTTACCGGAACGCCAACGGGGCCGACCGCAGCGCCTGGAACGAATACCACGCAATTGGCTACAACGGGGTTCGTCAAGGCTGGGTTTGATCTGAAACTTGATAGCCGACCCAACCTTGGTGTCGTCGCGCAGACGATCACCGATTGGAACAACGCCCTGGACAATGGCTGGTATGTGGCCTCGGCGGCGGCTAATGCGCCAGACGGCGTAAACTGGTTCCTGGGGTTTGTGGAAGCGCACGGAAGCACTGGCTACCGGACGCAGACGGTGCATGATTTCGTCAACGACACTACGGCGGCAGACCAAAAGCTATGGCGGCGCAGGCAGGCTGGCGGTGCCTGGGGAGGATGGATCAAGCTGCAATGGTCGCAGGCCGAACAGGATGCACGCTATGTCCAGTCGTCCGCGGCGTTGCTTCAGAAGTGTTATGAAAGCCCGCAACAGACCATCACGAATGCCGGATCACTGACGCTAGCGCATGGACTCGGCGTCAAGCCAAAAAACTACTTTGCCGTGCTGCAATGCACTACGGCAGATGCCGGGTATTCCATTGGAGACGAAGTACTGGCTAATCCGGGCGGCGGTACAGGCAACAAAGGTCTATCGCTGGTCCCGGACGCCACCAACATCAATGTGCGGTTTTCGTCCACCGCTGTTGATATCACCGCCAAAGGCACCGGCGCAGGCACCACAATTACCAACAGTAGCTGGAGGCTCGTCGTGAGAGCGTGGGCCTAATTATTAGCGGCTTCTCTCCTGGCCTGCAGCAGATCCTGCTGAGCGCAGTATTTCTCGTAAGGCGACCCCGTATACCGCGAAATGTATATGTCTACGCTTACCGATACGGGCAAACAGCCAAAAAGAAGCCGCCTGTCGATAGCAGCCATCCGGCACCGCAACATAGGCGCCAAGAGCGACAAGGGTCGTGTCCCATCAGGTGGTGTAGCTCGGCGGTAGCGAAGTCGCTCACGAGCGCGCCGTTAGTAGCGCTGTAGCGAGCGAGCGGCGTGTGGGTGGTCATCGGCGCTTTCCGGTAGGGTTTGGTTGTTGGAGAAGTCCCCGGATGCCGATCTGCTGCGGGAGATGATCGGCTTTGCCGCCGAGCGACTGATGCAAATGGAGGTGGGCGCGGCCACCGGCGCCAGCTATGGCGAGAAGAACCCGCTGCGGCTCGCCCAGCGCAATGGCTACCGCGACCGGGACTGGGATNCCGGCGCCAGCTATGGCGAGAAGAACCCGCTGCGGCTCGCCCAGCGCAATGGCTACCGCGACCGGGACTGGGATACGCGGGCCGGCACGGTCGAGCTGCGCATCCCGAAGCTCAGGAAGGGTAGCTACTTCCCAGGTTTCCTCGAACCGCGCCGCATGGCCGAGAAGGCGCTAACCGCCGTCATCCAGGAAGCTTATGTGCAAGGCATCTCGACCCGGTCGGTTGACGACCTGGTCAAGGCCATGGGTATGAGCGGCATATCCAAGAGCCAAGTCTCGCGGCTGTGCGAGGAGATCGACGGGGAGGTGAAGGCCTTCCTCGATCGGCCGATCGAGGGCGATTGGCCATACCTGTGGATCGACGCCACTTACCTGAAGGTCCGCCGCGGTGGGCGNCGCCGTCGGCGTCAACGCGGACGGCCGGCGCGAGGTACTGGGCATGGAGATTGGCACCTCGGAGGCCGAGCCGATCTGGACAGAGTTCCTGCGCAAGCTGACACGTCGCGGCATGCGCGGCGTCAATCTCGTCGTCTCCGATGCTCACGAAGGCCTCAAGGCGGCCGTCACCAAGGTGCTGCGCGCGCACATGACAGAGGTGCCGCGTCCACTTCATGAGGAACGTGCTGGCCCATGCCGGCAAGAGCGGCCGCAGGGTCGTCTCAGCCTTCATCCCCACCGCTTTCGCCCAGGAAACGCCCGAGGCCGCGTCCGTACAATGGCGCGCCGTCGCCGACCAGATCCGGCCGAAGGTGCCGAAGCTGGCGACAATCATGGACGACGCCGAGCCCGACGTGCTGGCCTACATGACCTTCCCCAAGGAACATCGCGCCAAGCTCCACTCGACGAATCCGATCGAAACTCTCAACGGCGAGATCAAGCGGCGCACCGAGGTCGTCGGTATCTTACCGAACGACGATGCGATCGTGCGCCTCGTCGGCGCAATCCTGCTCGAACAGAACGATGAATGGGCAGTGCAGCGGGCCAGATATATGACTCTGGAAACGATCAGCCAGATGAGCGATGATCCCCTGATCAGCCTTGCCAGCCGTGGCGCGCTGATCAGCCCGGCCCCATGCCGGAGAGCACGGCGACTAATGCCGCCAGCTACACCACGCCGCGGGACACGATCGCGACAAGTGCCGCCAGTCCAATTTGCAGGGACTGATACCGGTACAAAAGCCACATCTAAAAAGCCCTTTCCAATTTTGAGGCGACACCATGACAAAATACTTCGTTGATGGCAATGGCGCCTATCTCGGCGGCTTTGATGGTGAAGACCTCGAGCTTCCTGAAAATGGCATCGAAGTGCCTGAAGCCCCAGAAGATGCGCGTCAAATATGGGATGGCTAGGCTTGGAGTGCTGCCCCGGCAGTCCGCCGCATTGTGCTGAAATTCGTAGTGCAAGCGCATCATCGACGGCGGCAAGACGCCGCAGGCCTATGGCATGTTCACCGGCAACCCGATCTATTTCGCCCGCTGGTTCGCTCCGGACCATCCCTCTCTCTACAGCGACGATCCTGATGCTGTGAACTTGGTCCGAGCGCTCGGGATCGATCCGGCGGTAATCCTCGCCCCCTAACCCACAACCCCAAAAGAGGCAAAATGAACCGCAACTTCGCGCGGGCGCTTGCGCTCGTCCTCAAATCGGAAGGCGGCTGGTCCGACAATCCGGCCGATCCGGGCGGCGCTACCATGAAGGGCGTGACGCTGGCCAATTTCCGCCGCTACGTGAAGGCGGATGCGACGAAGGACGACCTTCGCCATATCACGGATGCTCAGGTGGCGACGGTCTATCGCCGCTTCTATTGGGATGCCGCTGCGGGCGCCGAGCTTCCCGGCGGTGTCGACTATGCCGTCTTCGACTTCGCCGTGAACAGTGGGCCGGGCAGGGCGGCTAAATATCTGCAGGCGGCAGTTGGCACCGCACAGGACGGCAGGATCGGCCCGGCCACGCTCAAAGCTGTCGGCGCCAGGCCACCGGGCGCAGTCATCGACGATCTTTGCGATGCCCGCCTGGCATTCCTGCGGCGGCTGCCGACCTGGCCGGTTTTCGGCAAGGGTTGGAGCGATCGCATCCGGTCGGTCCGTTCCCAGGCGCTGTTGATGTCGGCACTACAGCCCGCTCCGGCACCTTTGCCGGGCTCCCCGACCCAGCCATCAGCGCTCTCGCCGAAGCACGGCAGTGCGATGCCGCCGGTGCCTACCGGCGGGCGCGTCAGCCCCGTCGAACGCCTGCCGTTCTGGCGTGCGCTGCTTCAAATCCTGAAATCGATTTTCGCAAGGAGTTCGACATGATCGCCGTCTTCATCCGCATCGGCTTGCGTTACGGCGCCGGTGTTCTGGTCGCGCGTGGCCTGCTCGGCGCCGACGACGCGGCGGCATTTTCTTCCGACCCCGACACTCAAGCTGGTCTGGAGATCGCCGCCGGTCTCGCCATCGCCTCGGTCACCGAGACCTGGCACTGGCTGGCCCGCAAATCCGGCTGGGAGCACTGACATGGAAGGGTTTCAACAACTGATCATCGCCTATCTCGAAGCCGCGCAACCCTATGCTATCGGCTTTGCCGCCGGGCTTGTCGCCGGGTGGCTGCTGTGAGCGCGCTCCTCGCCGTCCTGCTTGGCAACAAAGTGCTGCTGGGCTTCCTGGCATCGGCCATCGCCGCCCTTTGCTGGGGCGCTCACCAGCGGCTGGCCGGCGCCTGGGCCGAGCGCGGCAAACTGGCGGCCGCTGAGGCCGCGGCGCGCGCGGTCGCTGAGCAGGTGCAGAACGACGTCGGCGCACTGCCGGCGGACGCTGTTCGAAAGGAGCTGAAATCATGGGCAAGGGACTGATGCTTGCGCTGCTTGTGGCGCTTGCCGGGTGCACGACTGCTTCGGGCGGCTTCTGCGCGATTTCGAGCCCGCTGCGCCTGTCGGCCGAAGCCGTCGACGTCCTGTCGGACGCCGAGGCGAGAGCGCTCTTGGCGCACAACCGCAAGGGACAAAAGCTCTGCGGATGGAGGCCTTAGCCGATGCACGACCTCTTCGACATGCTCGGCATCAAGGGGCCGGTCGTCGCCGCCGGGCTAGCTGGCGGCGTGCTGCGAGCACTGTCGCGCCATCGCTACAAGCTGCGCGAGATGATTGCCTCGCCGATCTGCGGGGCGCTGGCGGCTGCGTATCTGACGCTGCCTGCCGTCGCCTGGTTCAGGGCAACCGGCATGCCTATCCCCGATCCGGCCGACGACACTACGACGCTCGCCGCCGCCTTTTTGATCGGCGTCTCGGCCATGTGGATTTCCGACATCGTCTTCGAGGTCATCGTGCGGCGGTTCGGCTCGGCCGGCAACGAGTGATGCACTTGAGATGCTGGAAGAAGCCAGCGACAATGCCTACCTAAGGAGCAATCCAATGGAGGTATGAT